CCTATTGGTGATCTCCCCAGTGCCCGTATAAATACGGGACTACTCCAGTAGAATTAGTAACCTACTGGGCCCAACCCGAGTTTGATGTCGACGACTCGGGGACGTCCGGAACGTCGTAAGTGGTCAGATGCGGTTGGCACCACATCTGCTGACCTCTCGTGAAGAGAGGCCAGACACTTACGCAAGGCAGGCCAGTCCGCTATCTCGTTATGAGGTATAACGGGCCGTATCATCCATCCTTTAACCATGAGGATGGAGTTCTTTAGCTGCGCAGTCTCAGATAGACTATCGTAGCTAAGCCTGCCAAGAACAGGAGACCCCTCTTCAACAACAGGAAAGTGTCGGAGTAGTTTCGACACTCGACTGTCAAGAAGATCGACCGTAGACTCAAAACCAGCGAGAAAGAGCTGGTTCCTGAGTGATACAATCGAAACGATCTCCTGAACGTCCCTCCGTGATGAGGGAAAGGCACGACGTACACGGACAATTGAAACGTCCGATCCGTCATACCATTCCTTCCCGCAAGACTCTCGGAATTTACCATTCCAAAAAGACTTGCGCGTGTTAACCTTGAGACCGAAGTACTCAAGGCTAGCAATCACGGAGCGCACGTGATCTACGGGGACAATGATATCATCCCCGAAGATACGCACCCGGCCGACGAAGGATTTAATGTCCTTCATCGACAGGGGGTGACCTAAGTCCTGCTCTATCCCACAGAAAACCGCTGTCAAGAAGACAGAGGCCTCCATGGGAAAACACAGGGCTGAACCCATAGACGCAAACTTAGCGAGAGATATGACATCTCCGCTAGGCATGCGAGCTCTAGTACTCCTGCATGCTAGGGCAGCGTCATGAAAATGACGATGATCTGCAAGCAGAACATCTACGAGCTCGAGGGAGACCCTATCGGACGCTTCACTCAAATCAAGTGTCGCGAGGTTGCCATTTCTGGAACCTTCTTTGGCCAAGAGCTGGTTGGGCTCTTGATCATCGAAACCGATAAAGCTTTCAAGAAGACTATCCTTGATCGCTTCACGATAACTGCGGAGGAGCGCCTGCTGTGCATACTGCATAGCAGTAGGCTCCACTGCAATAATTCGTGGCGTCTTCATCGTCTTAGGAACCGAAATTACCTTGACAGGAATTTCGGCTTCGGGTTCGAGGAAGTCAACCTCACCCAATTGTTCCCAGTAGGACCAATTGGGAAGAACCATCTCTCCATATGGAAAGTAAGGTTCAAGGCGCATAGGCCATTGTAGTTGGTGGAACTTTTGATTCCCCAAAAGGGAATCAGCGGTAACACCGGGCCCATGCTTCGGAAGTAGCCGCCCGTAGTAGACATCACTGTCTACTTTCGAGAAGCTAGATCCGAATAAGAGAGTGCGAATACGTCGGAACTGGGGGAAATCCCTAGTACCCACACCCTCTCTGACTTCCTGCTCACACTCAATAAAAGCCGAAAACGCAGCAGCTTCACGCTGCGGCGTACAAGGAAGCAAAATCTTACTATACATCAGCGTTAGCTGACGGATAGCGAGAATCGCATCCTTGTTCGGCTCATTGAGTAGGTCACCCGTCC